CAAAGAGGAGCTTGAACAAGTTAAAGGTGCTCCCATCTCCGGTGCTTTGGATAGTGCAGATGCTTGGTATAATAAATTTATGGGAATGATCAAAACAGAATTTGATTCTAGTGGGTGGTCTATGGCTGGTATCGGTTCTGAATTGCTTGAGGCAGTTGAGAGGCTACAACGTCAAGTCAAGGACGAGGTCAGCAAATCTAGCAACAAGGATTTTAGAGAATGAAGATCACCAGAGAAACACTTACAAAAATTATTAAAGAAGAACTAGGTGGTGGTGGGGACCATGAAAAGCAAGTTATGGAGCCCGCCACAAGCGCCCTTAACCAAATTCTAGATGACTGGACAAACGAACCAGACATGAAGTCGTACACCGGTGATAAATATTTTCAAAGAGTGGAGGAAGTATTTATTCTACTCAAGGGCGACAGCGAATAATGATAAATAAAAAGCGGCTTAAGAGAATCGTTAAAGAGGAATTGCTCCGAGAAGCGGGTACCATAGGCGATCAGTGGAAGCGCGACATCGCTGTGGATCAGACTCGACGGGGATTTAAACCTAGCCCAACAGGAACCCCGGCTAGCGCCAACGCAAGGTCAGAGTTCGATCAAATTCTACTGGATCCTGACATCTCCATGGGTGACAAAGGGTGGCTTAGAATGTTGGGGAAGATGGCTGGAGAGAAAATGGCTATAAAGGTGTTTCGTAAACAGCAAGAAGAACAGAAGTAGTGTTGGACGCCGCCCAACAAAATTTAACCAATTCAAAATTTGTCGACCGGCTTTATGAAGAGCTAGGTCTAGGAGATTAACATGAAGATTACAAAGAAGCGGCTTAAGCGGATTATCAAAGAAGAATTCCTGAGAGAGGGGATTCATCGCGACGGTCTTATGGAGATTCTGGTGGATACCCTTAAAAACGAACTTGGTTCGTGGCACCCAGAAGCGAAAGCAGAAGCGTATGAAGAGTTGGCGAGCAAAGGTCTGGATTTGACCAAGATTGCTTTAAATATTCTCGACGACGAAGCAGGTCGCAACCCCGGTGGCACAATTGGGGAGGCTGCAAGTGTTGGAAGCTTAGATGAAAATCGACAGTTGGTCATGGACTATCTGTTCAATTTACCAGAAAACGAGCTTATTCAGATTGCTGCTGAATATCTTGGTGAAGAGCCTAGTGATATCAATTATAATTATGCAATGGAATGGGTCGAGGGTCTGTCCGAAGCAGAGGTTACCGAAATATCACAGGAGATGGGTGTATAAATGAAAATCACAAAGAAACAACTTAAAAAGATTATCAAAGAAGAGTTAGCACACACCAGCCTTGGCGCCGGTAGAGGACCAGAAGAGGTCTATGAGTCTGCTAGTGAAAGTTTACATCAAGCTCATAAGGACTTGCAGTTATTGTCATTGCTCCTTAAAAACGCAAAGTTTGATGCACAACCAGCAGAGGATTTGATCAAAACAATTGAGCAAAGCCTTATGAGCTTGGATGGTACAATGAAACAGGACGTGAGAGATCTCGTTAGTAGTGGAGGACGAGTCACCAATGCAGCCAGCGCGGGGAGAGCCCACGAGGGGTTGAACAAGAAGCAGTCTGCCGAGGAGTGGGAGAAGATGAAGGATGCCGGGGATCCGAAGCGTAAGGGCACAACAGATGTCTTCTCTAAAAAGCAGCTTAAGCAAACGATGAATCAGAACAAGCCTCGCGGCGGGAAATAATCGTAATGAAGATTACAAAACGACAACTTAAAAAATTGATTCAAGAAGAGATTGAACGGTTTGAAGAAGAATCCGCTCCTAGCGAGCTTGTAAAATCGTGGACTTCTGAAATTGAAACTTGGATTCAAACACAGTTTGATTCCTCATTTCCCTTAGAGGGTAGCGGAGAGATACCGGCGATCATCAAGGCTTTGGAACAGGTAAGGGTTAATCTTAAGGATTCGTCCAGTACAGGTGAGTTTAGAGAATGAATAAAACACTTTTAAAAAGAATTATCAAAGAGGAACTTCTGCGGGAAGCTTATTACGGAAGCGTACCGGGCGAGCCAGAAACGCCCGAAGGATACGGGGGTGCGCTCGACGCAGCGAAGGTTCAGAAGCACTTGGGTGACGAGATTGATGACCTAGTTCGTTTGGGTAAGATGGATATTAACGATCTGTCCATTGAAACTGTAAGGGCAAATCAAGAAATCCCATGGGATAAATTTCAAGCCATCGACGACGAAGTTTTAGGGGATATTATTCGGGACTATCAGAGGCGCCAGAAATTTTATAAAGAGGGCAATCGCCGCTCCGTGTCGGATAAGAATATTTTAGAAAAAATCATCAGAGAGGAGCTACAACGCGAGTGTGGGATGGCTCCGTCACCTTCCCCCATTACAGTTGATGCACCTCTCTCTGGGGGTATTCCCTTGCCCTCTCAGGGTTCTATGGCGATGGGTTCCGAGATGAATGTCAGCGACGAAGAGTTGGCTGGTATGAATCCAAGTGACGCTTTCAATCTTGCATGGACATCCGCAGCCGAGCAATTGCGTGCGGAGTTCCCTGAAGCTGCTGCAAGGCTCGAATCTTTAACTTTGCCCAGTGGACCGAGCCCCGAAGAAATCGGCGGGTCGTGATAGCAAGACGATATTCGGTCGAATATTTTAAAAAAGTCTTGACATTCTCCACAACTGTGTTATTATGGTAGCATGATTAACCCTTAAAGGAGGTTGCAGTGAGCGACAAAGAGACAAGCAAGGAAGAGTACGCTGTTCAGTATATTAAGTCATTGAAGGCAGTTGAGGAAGAGATGGAACCCTATCTCGAACACAAACGAGATCTTCGCAAGAGCTATATTGAGAACGGCTGGCTAGATCGCAATGAGCTTTGGTCTGCCGTAAAGGCATGGCGATTCATTCAGAAGGATGGAGATGTAGATCAGTTCACGGATATTTATGAAAAGCTTCGCAAGTCAGGCTTCTAAGCTTTCGAAAAAGTAAATAACACAATGAGCCCTCTTGCGAGGGCTTTTTTTGTTTCTGCGGCATATTTGGGGTTTTCTAACTATTTATAGGAAGAGGAAATATCATGATTGTAACTGAGGCTCGCCTCATCGAAATGATTAAGGAGGCACTAATGGATCCTGCCGCTAATGATGGTGGTTATCCGGTGCCTGCTGCCAGCAGACCGAGCATACACATGCCTGACCAAAAAGTCGAGCAAATGGCAATGGAAGTCTTGGATGCTTTGGCTCACCTTGAGCCTGAAGTGAAACGGCTTGTTTTGAATAAGGCAAATCACATGGTCCAACAGATCGGTACCTCTGGATCTCCCTCCATGATACGAATAGTTACAGAAAAGGAGTAACAAAATGAGTAATGAACTTGATGATTTTGATTTTATTGAACACTACGGAAGTGAAGTAGAAACAGCAGGCGAAGATCTTCTGTCAGAAAACGAGGCGACGTCTGCATTGAGTTGCGGCTTCATTGGCGTTGGTGGTGGAGGCGGTAAACTTGCGAAAGCTTTTCTTGATCTTGGTTTCAATAAAACTATTTTAGTTAACACCACTCCGAAGGACCAGCCAGCAGGCGTAGATCCGAAACACTTGGTGTTAATTCCAGATGCGGACGGCGTAGCTAAAGATATAGAATACGGTAAGAAAGTCTTTTCGGACAACGGAGCTGTTGTAGAGGACGCGCTGAGAACTAAGCTGGGGAAAGTGGACTGGTTGTTCGTTTTTGCCGGTGGGGGTGGAGGCACGGGTTCAGCGTCAGCCGCTCTATTGCCTATTTTCAAGCGATATTTAAAGTCCGTTGGGGCGGAGGGTGATGTTGTTTATATTGCAACCATTCCTTCGGGACAAGAGTGTCTTAACGATACAATTAAGAACAATGCGAATTCGCTTCTTAACGATCTGGCTGGTGAGGCGCATATTGCTCTTAGTAACGAAAAACAGCTTCAACTATTACGAGGAAAAGCTGGGATGTTGAACATGTATCCTCTAGCCAATTCTTCGTTTGCAAAGTTATTTTGGCAGATTTTGAAATTAGCCTCAGAGCAGTCACCAATTCAATCTTTTGATTCCCGAGATTTGGAGCGGTGTCTTCGAACCAAGGGTAGGATGTTTGTAGGTTCAACTATGATAAAAGACCCAAAGGTTGGAAACTTGGGGGCGACGATTTACCAGAATTGCCTTAAGATGTCCCCGTGTCCACCCCCGAGAAACAAATCAGCTACTGGGACAATGTTATTGGTTGTTTCGCCCGAGATGGCTGAGGATCCCGAGATTAGCAAACATATTGAATCCGCAATCTCGTATGTTGGAGGACGGACTGAGACACTGTTCTCGGGAGTATATATTAGACCAGCCTTACCGGGCTTGGTAGCAATTGTGACCATGAGTGGTCTGGACTGGGAGTAATGAAGCAGGCCCTTTTTAAAATTAAAAATTTGAGCGGTGTTGACATTAGTTCCTTTGAGGAGTTAATGAAAGATTTTGTGCAACATGCTCAAAAAACTCTGGGGTTTGACAAGCCAGTTGAGATCCGGTTTGTGAGTGATCCTGACAACGCTTCAGATCCTCTTGGAAAAACGGCTCACTACGAGCCGGGAACCGCGACAGTTGTTGTCTACATAGATGACAGGCACCCGAAAGATATTATGAGAAGCACTTCTCACGAGTTGGTTCATCATACACAAAACTGCCGAGGCGATTTCGATGATGTTTCCACGATGGGCGAGGGCTACGCTCAGTCTGATGAACACTTACGGGAAATGGAGAGAGAGGCTTATGAAACGGGAAATCTTTGTTTCCGTGATTGGGAAGATAATCTAAAGACAAACAAAAAAAAACAGACTATTTATGTTAAACTAATAACGGAGGGCTTTGCAAATATGGGCAAAACCAACAAAAGACTAAAATTGGAAGGTATGATTCGAAGCCGTCTCGGTCGACTTTTTGAGAATAAACAAGATGGCACACAAGCAAAAAAAGCAGCTTGGATGAAGGCTTATAGTGATGCCGCTGGTAATCCACAGCCTCCGCCCCGAGATTTTTGGGATACAGCATTACATTTGTATAGTAAAGGCAAAGACCCATATGAGGCTGGCGACATGTATGCAGCCCGTCGGCAGGATGATCCCGAAGACCCCATGGACGATTTTAATTATGTCGGTTCTAAAAACCACTATGAAGAAGGCAAAATTCAAGAATACGGCGGCGACTACATGGATGATCTTGAAGAAGAGTTTCCGTGGCTAACCAAAGCCGTTAACGCCAAAGAGATCCCGGCTGAAGTTGCAATACAACTAGCTAAAGAATATGGTAATAAAGAAGAGGAAGAGGCTGATGAGCCAACCGTGATGAAAGAGGGCGGTGATCAGAATGTTGAGATTATTGGCTCGCTCATTCACGCGCATGGTTTTATGAGTGTTAGGGAACCTCTTGAACAAATGGGTTTCAAGGTAGATTTTGTTAATCGACCGTTGCCTATGTATAATCTTACTAAAGATGGTATGAGCTATGCAGCCCTCAATAAGAAGTATGTTGAAGATCCTGATCTTGTTGTCGGTGATACCGCAATCGGAGCGATGAATGAAGCTGAAGAGAGCACCCTCACTGAGGCAGGAGTTCGTTGGACAAAAGAACAGCTTTTTGATTTTTTGGAAACTAGAGGACGGTCGGGTGTCACGGCTGCTGATATGAAGTATGCGTTTGGAGGCAGTTCACAGGCACATGCGGGAGCTTTGCAAAAATTAGTAAATCAGGGCGAGCTTGTTGTAAACAGAAAAATATATACAAAGGCTCAAGCGAGTCCAGAGCAAGAAGAGGATCGTCCTTATACTTTAAGTGCGGAAGATGACGCATGGGGAATTAATGAAATGAAAACTGTTAGTAAAAGAGCTATGATCGAAGCTATTATTCGAAAAACTCTCGTAGGGGAAAATATTGATATGAATCAGTTCCCCAACCCGTTACCCAGTGATATGCACGGGGAAACATTTTTGTCCAAGGGGCGAAAAGACGGAGACCCATCAGACGATGTGGTCGGAGCGGGCTCAAAATCGATTCCAGCCGCAGAGGCAAAACCATCTCAAAGTGCGATTTATCTCGGGAAGGCTTTAGGAATGGCTATGGGTCCTATGGGGAAAGGAGGAGACTTAAAAGCAATTATTTCCGCAGACAACTATATTCTCGATGGTCATCATCGATGGGCTGCGACAATGTTAAACAATCCTGAAGCATCCGTCGGAGGAACGGGTATTGAGATGTCGATGACAGAATTGATTCCTGTTTTAAGAGCGGCAGGGGATGCCTACGGCAACGCCAGAAGGGGAGAACCTTCAGGCGGTGATGTTAATATTTTTCAAGCCAGCATGAAAGATGCCTTGAATGCTCTTAAGAAAATTGATGGAACCACCAATGAATATGTTAAGGCTGGAGATGCGTCGAAATGGCTTAAGTCTATCGGAGGAGAGGGAGTGCTGGGTCAGAGATTAGAAGCGATAAAAGCTAAAGGCGCTGATGTTGGTGCCGCACCTGCGAGAGCAGAGATGCCAGTAATCGACGTCGAAAAGGGAGAAGTTGGAGATCTGGCTATGAGATTAAAGAAGGGTGCAATTGATGTGAACCCACCATACGCAAAGGTAGCAGATGAAAAGGAGGCTATACCAATGGATGACAAGAATAAAAAAATAAGAGGCGGCATAAAAGAGGGCAGTCGTCGACAGAATCGGCGCCATAACGAAAGATTTGGGCTTTTGATGGAGGGGATGCTCGGAATCACGAATTTGCACCCTCTTCAGCCGCTCGAAGGGATTTCCGATAGTACGGTAACGAAAAAGTTTAACAATTGGCTTTTTGAAGAAGATGAGCCCGAAGAGGGGGAAGAGCCGCACGCATATTGTGGTGAGAGAAGCTTTCTCTCGGCTCAAGAAGCAGAAAGTGAAACTGAAGGCGCAGAGGACGAGTCAAATTATTCAGATTCAGAAATTAAAGCTTTAACGAAGCATCCAAAAGATCTGAAAAATAAATAAATCACCTTTGAGGGAAAAAATGGATAATTTAGATGATATGACTAGAAGATGGGCGATGCGAGTGCTTTTAAAAGACGACCTCGAACCCGATCTTCTCTTGGAAGGGGAACTGTTCGAAAAGGGCTCAATGGGAGCCCGAATTCAGGCAGTTTTTGAAGCCATGGACGGAATTCGCCTATCTTCTAATAGAGACCGAAATCGGATGGCTCTTGCGCGTGAAAGCATGAAGAAAATTCGCCGACATGTCGGTAGATTGGAAGAAAAGGTAGTTGTTCTTCAAGAACAGGTTACGGTACTTGAGGAAAATGTGGACAAGAGCCAAAAAAAGGAGTAATAATGAATAACTCTGATGGTGTTATCCAAGAGGGCGGCTTAGGTGGTCACATGGATCATCTTTATGACAACCCAAGCCTATCGTTCGGGGAAATGAAAGACATTTTTCGCCTTGCAGCCTCTGGCGACCTTGAAGGCACTCAAAAGGTCGATGGGCAGAATATTTTTCTCACATATTCTCTTGTGAGGGGTCAGGCACTTGCCGGTCGGAACAAAACTCACATTAAAGCCGGGGGAATGAACGCTCAAGAGCTTGCTACGTTTTTCGCGGGCAGAGATACACTTCAAAAGGCTTTTGTAGACGGGTTTCAGGCATTTGAGGAAGCGGTTTCATCATTTTCCGATGAAGACATTGCCGGGGCTTTCGGTCAGGATGGCGAAATTTACTATAGTGCAGAAGTTATCGAGCCTGCCAATGCGAATGTCATCGATTACGACGAACAGGTCTTAAATATCCATCGTAGTGGTCACGGAGAAGTTGATCGTGAGACGGCAGAGGTTACAGCCGGTGCCAAAGATCCAAAAATACAAAAAGCCTCCGCAGTTCTCGACGCAGCAGTTTCGGCAGTAGAAAATGCCAAGCAATCTAATAATTTTAGAGTCCAAAGAGGTTCAATTGAAAAACTTCAGTCTGTGACCAGCGGTGAACATGCGGATCGGGCAATTCAACGGCTCGATTCAATTGTTAGCGGCGATGGAGAGACTGTCGGCGAATTTATAATGAGTAAGCTCAAGCCCATTATTAAACAGAAGCTAAAAACGTCAAAAGAGAAAGAGAACCAGTTGATGCAAAAGATGCTTGGCGCAAAAGGCATCAACAAAAGAGAAATCAAGAAGGGTTTGGACGAGGATGATCAGGCTGTAGTTGAAGAGCTTTTGTCCCAATCTAAAGCAATTTTAAAGGGGATCATAAAGCCAGTTGAGATGGTTGTCCACGATTTCGCCGTCGATGCCCTTGCAGGAATGCAAAGTATTTTTATGCTCGGGGCACAGGAGCCAAAAGTACAGAAGCTGAGAGACAAGGTTGCGGCTGAAATTCAAGCTATTGAGGCTAGCGGGGACGAACCCAGCATGAGTAAATTAAAAGCCCAGCTTGAAAAGATGAAGTATGCGGAAAAGGGATTAGAGAATATTACAACTGCTACCGAAGGCTTCGTTTTCGATTTCAACGGGCATACTTACAAATTTACTGGGAATTATGCACCGATTAACCAGATTTTAGGGATACTTAGATATAAGAGGGGCGGAAAAGAAGAAGTAAGCGAATCTAAGACCATAAACGAACAGAAGGGCACAGGCATCGCATTGCTACCCGGTGGATTTAAACCTCCCCACGCAGGACATTATCAACTTGCAGAGTGGGCTGGCTCACAGCCGGGGGTTGATCGAGCGATTGTTCTCGTTTCTCCCAAAGGTCGAGATTCAGTGACTGTCGAGCAAGCGATGGCGATTTGGGAAATATATAAAAGCTTGGGCGCGAATTTTGAGGTTCAAATGAGCGGGGTCGCCTCCCCGGTCGGGGCAGCTTATGAGTACGTTGATAACAGTGCCGAGGCGGGACAAACAATCTATGTAATCAAAGGGGAGAAAGACGCGGCTGATACGAGATTTGAGGCTATGCAAGGCAGAAAAGAAGGAGTTGAGATAAAAGAACTCACCTCTCCAACTTTTGCTGGCGGTGTAAGCGGAACAGTAATGAGAGAGTATATTAAGACCGGAAATATACGGGGTTTTCAAGCGGCGCTCCCCGGTGGATTAGACCAAGCGGCGAAAGATAAGGCTTGGGAAATTGTTTCACAAGGGAATGTTTCTTTGAAAGAATATTTATTCGGTGCCACGCAGGAAGTTATGTTTGAACAACAGATTCTTAAAGAGTGGGTAACAGATTTTGGCGGGGTCGCGATTACTGCCCTTAACAAAGACAACCTTTCCAGTGTTGTAAGTAAAATTCAAATGAAGGGGGCACCCCTAGAAGAAGAGCGAGTTGCCCGCGTAGTAGAACACGTCAGCAGCTTGTTAGAAAAATATTATGGTGATAAGGAAGGCGGAGTCCGCCTATCTGAGCTTAGTTCAATGGGTGGCGGTGGTGTCGAAGTAGGTGGCAGCGGTTGGACAAATTTTGATAAAAAAGAGAACGAAAGAGAAAAGCCGGGAGAAAAGCTTATGGAATACAAGACATACTCAAGAAAAGAAATTTTAGAAGAAGAGTTACTGCGTGAGAATATCCGCAGAGCTATTAAACAAGCGAAGGGACACAAAATACTCTCTGAGCGACACCAGAGCAAGAGAACGGGAGTCTTAAGAGGCTTGATTCGTGAACTTATTTTAGAAGCCGAGGAGGGAGCCCCACATGAATCCACAGGTATTAATGTTCTAGAAGATTTACTTAAAAAGGTTGTGCCACAGATTGAAGGTGACTACAAGGTCATGACAACAGATAAAACGCAACGCGATTCTTTTAGGGCGCATATTCTCAACGCAACCGAGAACACAATTGCACCCAGATCTTCAGTGCAGGACGCGGGATCAGCCGGCGACATATACGATATGCCGGTTGGGGACGAGGCTCTAGAAGAGGAATTTCTTTTTACCGATGAAGGGGGGACTAGCCCCGAACAATTAAATTCTCTAGAAGAAATTGAGATCGAAGTCGGTGAAGCGGAAGTGGATGCTTCAGAAATAACAGGCTTTGATGATGACGAAAAACTAATCGACATTGGGGACATGGGAGGTACTGCACCCGATGATGAGTCCTTTGAAGACTTGTCGGGCGAGGATGACACAGGTAGAAACATGGCAAGTATGAGCTTCAAGAAAATTGAAAAAAGTATCATAGATTCCTATTCTCTTCTCGGTAATGAAGAAGACCAGACCCTTTTTCGTGATTATTTGTTAACCAACCTAAAACTGTATTTTGATAAATTTGAAGACGAACTCGGTGCGGGAGGCGAAGAAGAACCCACCACTCCCGAATACGAAGAGGAAAAAGGCGAAGCTGCCGATACCGAAGAAGCTGGAGGTAGCGAGGAAGAAGAGGGTAGCGAGGAAGAAGAAGAAGAACTCGACTTTGACTTATAGGACGATCAAGCGTTGAAAGATTATAGTTTGTTGCGAGATCTGAAAAAGCAGGGAAAAATTTCTGAGAGCTTTGAAGCCCAACTGAGTAATCTCTCACTTGAAGAGGTTATAGCACTTAAATTAGAGGTGGCTTCAAAAACGGTCAGGGGTAAATTCTACGGCTTCCCTTTATATCATGCACTTCCAAGTATTACTAAAGAGGCTGTTTTTAAATGGGCGGTGTCTGTGTGCGATACCAAAACAAATGCTTCTCGGCTTCTTGGTATTTCATTAAACCGGTTTAATCAAATATATAAAAAAATATTTAGTTGTTGACAAAGCGAGCATGAGTATGTATACTGTGCTTTAAAGTAGACGGTGTGTTGTGTGTAATATACACACAACGGGGTTTGGGTGGGCGTTCTTTTAAAATATGGGGACGAATAGGTATCGACAGTGTGTCGAAAAGTATTCGTGCAAGGCTGTGTGAGTGTGGCACAGTAAAAACACTCAAACTTTTAAACGCCAACGACAACGTTGAGTTTGATTACGCCCTAGCTGCGTGATCATGGGGTGGCAGCAACCTTATTAACCAAAGCTGTAAACAAAGGTTCGTTTATTTTCCTTTTTCAAAAGTAAACAATCGGTGTCTTTGTGCTTGTTGGAGCCAAAAACCAACTAACCTTGTGAACGACGAATATTTGGAAACATATTGGACCGGGGTTCGACTCCCCGCGTCTCCACCATTTTTTTACTATAAAATCTAGACGAATTCGTCTATAGTGTTATTGTGTGAAATCAACTTCAGGAGATTACTATGAGCGAAGAAAATGAGAATTCACTTTTTGGAAAGCCGTGGACAAGCGCTTTTGTCTTCAAGACTTTTAAAGGCGCGGATAATAGGCGCAACGCAATTATTGCGGTAGGAAAGCAGCAAGCAAAGGTTAGGCGAAAACCCGACGGTCAGTTTGTTGTAAAGATTAGAGATATTGAGAGCCCTAAGAAGGTTAGCAAAGCTAAGAAAACAAAGAAACAAAAGCGGAGTAACGATGAAGGATAAAATTTGGATGTCGACACCAGAGAAAGCAGTCGAGGAAGGAACACCCCCCCAAGAAGTGCCGATCATATTTTTAGGCGGTGATGGGGAACCACAAACCGATGATAGCGTTGAAGTGGCTCAGAATAAAATCTTTTTTTATGCTGATGTTTCACGCTCCGAAGTGCTTAAGCTAAATAAACATTTGGACAGCTTAGAAAAAAAAGTATTGACCAGCGCAATACTTTTGCAGTCTGAACCATCTAATATCTATCTTCACATTAACAGCTTTGGAGGCTCGTTGTTTGCTGGCTTGGCTGCGGTCGATTATATCAAGAAATGTAAGGTTCCGATTCATACCATTGTTGATGGGTGTGCTGCTAGTGCAGCGACATTGATGTCTGTTGTGGGACAGGAGCGCAGAATGCATCGTCATTCTTTTATGCTGCTCCATCAGTTGTCGACGATGTGTTGGGGCAAATATGAAGACTTAAAAGATGATATGAAAAACAATGATCTTTTGATGAAGACAATTAAGGATATTTACATTGAGCATACCAAAATCCCGAAGCGGCAGCTTAATAAAATTCTCAAACACGATCTTTGGTGGGATGCCGAAACATGTTTGAAATATGGCTTGGTCGATGAGGTTATATGAGGGCTTATGCGCCCTTAGCTCAGAAGGTTAGAGCACCACTCTTATAAGGTGGTTGTCGCGGGTTCAAGTCCCGCAGGGCGTACCACATAGGGGATGTGGTGGAATTGGCATACACAACAGACTTAAAATCTGTCGCCCGCTGGGCTTGGGGGTTCGAGTCCCCCCATCCCTACCATACGCTCCCGTAGCTCAGTTGGATAGAGCAACGGACTTCTAATCCGTAGGTCAGGGGTTCGAATCCCTTCGGGGGTACCATTCATTTTACATTTAACAAGGAGAACAAAATGAACACCAATAATTTAATGTTGAACGCAGCACTAGCTCGTTTCGTCGCACAGCGTGAGGAGGCACGGGCAGTGCTTGTCACCTACTTAACCAATTCCGTTGGAGCCGGTTCACACGGCAATCTTTTGGATGATGTGGTGGAGTGGACGAAGAAGCTCGCCGAGGCAGAGGAATGTATTTCCACACTACGAAAGACCTTTGTGGGAACAGAACCAGAGGGACCAGTCATTTCCGAAGTGGAAGAGGACTAACGTTCCAAAAAGCGCAAGAGTTTATCTTGGGTAGGTCCAAACGACAGTAGCGGAAAACGAAGGTACACGGAGTGGATCATTCCCACTAAGTGCCCTCGTTTATCAAAGACAGGTGATCCCGATGATCCCGGTGCTGCCGGGATAGTGTAGGCTGCTCGGTTGAAATCTACCACACCGGAATAACGGCCTTCGAGGAACGGTACAAACTCAGAAGTAGCTACGCCGAGCGGCGAAGCCAAATTATACAGTTTTTCTCCAAAGACAAGAGGCTCATGACGGATTCTTATGGGCTTCCATCTTGTCATCTTTGGTGCGTACATCAAGCACGAGTCAATAGTTTTGTCTATTCGTATAATATTGCTTAAAAAACGTTCCCCGTTTTCAGCCAATGCAAATATCTTAATCTCTATCTTTACATCGGGATGACCGGCGGCTTCGACTAAATCATCAGTATCACAAACATGACCAGCAGTCAGGATTTCCGAACCATTAATGTCTCGGTCAACAATAACACCGGATGCATAAGCTACACTTTTTCTACTATCGCATTCGTTCTCTACGCATAAAGTCATTTCTGCTACCGCAATAATTTTGACAAATGCGTCTCTAGGTAGCCTATTTTCTATTTTTGTTTGTACCTTACCGTTGGCACATCCAGTCGAGGCAAAGAAAAGGCTAATACAAACCAAAAAAACGATTGTGAACGCGCCGCTCCGTATTTCCAATTGACACCCCCTCTTATACCTCTTATATACAAAATAAATATCCGCTCAGCAAAGATTTATCAACAACACAGGCAAAATAGTTTTGTGGTTCCTACTTAATATAGTAGAAACCTTGATTCCAACGGTCTAAATGAAGAAAACATACGTCCTTGATACGAATGTCTATCTGACAGACAGCAACGCTATTTATGCTTTCAGCAATAATGATGTAATTGTCCCTCTAAAAGTTTTAGAGGAGATAGAGAAACACAAAAAAAGACAAGATGGGGTTGGCGCAAATGCTCGCGCAACCATTCGAACTCTCGATAAACTCCGTCAAAAAGGGAGCCTCCATAAAGGGGTCCGGTTAGCACGCAGCAAGGGAATCCTCTCAGTAAGAGGTTATGACCCAGATTTACTTCCAAGAGAATTAGATCCCTGCGATGCGGATAACCAGATCATCTGTACGGCGATAACCGAAAAGGGCCGCGTTGGTCGACGTAAGGTTATTATAGTTTCACGTGATATCAACATGCGCGTAAAATGTGATGCTCTTGGTGTGCCATGTGAAGACTATCAGGTAGAGCGGGTAGTTAATAGCCATACAGAGCTTTACACGGGGTTGACCAAGCACTTGGTCGATGACCAAGTAATCGATGCCTTCTATGACCGAGAAGAAGTTCTTTTAGAAAAAGAAGAGTGCGTGCTATACCCAAACCAGCTTGTTATGCTGGTGTCAAGCACGAACGAAAAAAAGACAGCGCTAGCTAAATTCATTGGATATAATTTTTCCCTGCGACAGGTGGTTGAATACAACACTGGAGTATGGGGTGTGCGTGCCAGAAACAAGGAACAACTTCTTGCTTTAAATCTTTTAATGAACCCAGATATCAAAGTTGTATCTTTAATTGGTCGAGCTGGTTCGGGTAAAACCTTACTTGCCATGGCTGCGGGACTGGAACAGGCACTGGAACAAGATAACTATAAAAAGCTTGTAGTTTCACGGCCTGTACAACCCATGGGTAAGGATATTGGATTTTTACCGGGGACCATGGAAGAAAAGATGCGTCCATGGCTAATGCCTGTACAAGATAACCTAGAGTATCTAATGGCAAACAAAACTGGGTTTGATATGTATATAGAGCAAGGTGTGATTGAAATCGAAGCGCTCACATATATCAGAGGTCGATCAATTGCAAACGCCTTCATTATCATCGACGAGGCACAGAATCTGACGCCACACGAGGTGAAGACTATCCTGACCCGTGTCGGCGAAGGAACAAAAATAGTTTTGACCGGGGATGTTGAACAAATTGACAGTCAATATCTTGATGCCACCACAAATGGACTGTCGTATGCTATTGAAAAGTTTAAGAAATACGATCTTTCTGGTCATGTGACTCTCACAAAGGGTGAGCGCTCAAAGGTCGCGACACTAGCAGCTAAAATACTTTAGTGATATAGTTCTTAAAGCACTTAAATTTGTGTGCTACAATATTTTACTAGTAATAAGTATTACTTCAAGTAGGAGCTAGTATGAATGATTTAATTGAAGAGACCGTCATGACGGAAGAAGAATATCTTAAGAAAGAAGTTAACCCTTTCAATAAGACGGTTCAACCCGACTCTGAACTTAAGACTTTAATTGTTAACTACGTTGGCACCAAAATTAATCCTGAGTCTGAAGATATAACCCTTGATATGGTCATCGAAGTGTTTGCCAACGAATTTCCTGATTTTCTTTTGCCAATCGCGGAAGAGAATTTTATGAGAGGTTATCAACAGGCGATGTTTGATGTTGAGCAAAGTGAAAAACTATTCTCTGAGCACATTAATGCCGATGGCGAATTAGACGTGGGAAAACTCGAAGAACACCTACAAGCGTTGGAGCTAGCAGGTGTCCAAGAAGACGATTGATTATATCCGTTCGGGATTAGAAGAACAGAAACGTAAAACGAACACTTTGTTCGGGCGCGATATTGTCTTAATTAGTCATCCCTTACCAGATCATATTAACTTGGACTCTGTACTGAGAAGGGTAGAGATCTATATTCCCAGTGTTCTTGCGAGTGAAGTTGATGCGATCTATATCGGAGATTTCAAACTTCTCAAAGCACGGCAGATTAAAGCGTATTATTATCACGGTGCCATTTATTTAAGCAATGAGCAAGACAATGAGAACGATATATTCAATGATCTTTTGCACGAGATTGCTCACGCCATTGAGACCCTACTACGTGAGCGGATATACGCTGACGGCTCAGTAGAAAAAGAATTTTTGCAAAAGCGTGAACAAATGCTTGACATTTTGGACATGGCTGGTTATAATGTATCTGTTAGAAAAATGTTAAATCCAGATTATGACTTGGAGCTTGACTCATTTTTTTACAACGAGATAGGATATGATAAGCTAGCTCAAATGATTGGAGGGGTTTTTGTGACTCCGTATTCGATCACATCTGTCAGAGAATACTGGGCGAAAGGTCTAGAGCATTATTTGATTGGTGATCGGTCCGATTTAAAGCAGGTTTGTCCTATCCTATATAATAGATTAGAAGAAGTCTTTACGGAAGCATACGAAGGTGGATAATGTCTCACATATCATTCTCAGAGTTTAAGATCTGGAACGAGTGCCCATATAAGCACAAGCTCCAGTACAAGGATAAGCTCAAGGGTTTCACAGGCAACCTATATACAGCCTTTGGTAGCGCGATTCACTCTGCGTGTGAGGAATATGCGAAGGGCGGTTTTGCCAGTGAATCGAAAGACGTCTTTATTAGCAGTTTCCTAGAAGAAGTCGGTGACCTGTCTGAAGAAATACAAGAGCAGATTACTCAGAAAGATGGCGAAGCATTTTTGGAGCAGGGTCTAGAAATCTTGCCTGAAATTTGCCCCGCCGTCCATGAGAATTTTAGCGGCTGCGAAGTTGTCTCGGTAGAAGAAGCTCTATTCGAGCCTGTTAAGGAGTTTGTTGAAAACGAATATTCGTTCAAGGGCTTCATTGATTTGGTGCTGAAGACCCCTGACGGCAAATATCATATCATTGATTGGAAATCCTGTTCTTGGGGATGGGACGCCCGACGGCGATCCGACCCGATGGCGACTTATCAGCTTATTTTTTATAAGCACTACTATGCTCTAAAGCATGGTATCGATGTCAAGTCTATCAACACTCATTTTGCCCTCCTCAAGAGAACAGCGAAGACCGGAGCCAAGGTAGAAATATTCAAAGTCACCAGCGGCGCACGGCGAACCGAAAACGCTCTTAAAATGCTTAAGAATGCGCTTTATAATATCAACAAGAGTCGGTTCATCAAGAAACGCACATCTTGTAACCGTTGCGAGTTTTACAAAACCGAACATTGTACATAAGGGGGACTCTTGGAAAAGAAAATTAAGATACTAACAATAAGCGACCATCCGATGTCGCCATCGGGTGTAGCACACCAAACCAAGACCATGATTCAGGGTTTGTTGGACACCTATCCGAACAAGTATGAGTTTATTTGTCTCGGCGGTGCGATTAAGCACGAGAGATACGATCCTGTAACTGTTGACCCAGAAAAGTATGGACAAGGTACGTGGACGATCGTCCCGGTTGATGGTTATGGAAACCCTGATATAATTCGTTCAATTCTGAGAACTGAAAAACCCGATTTGCTTTGGTTTATGACAGATCCCAGATTCTTTCCGTGGTTATGGAACATGGAA